CTGTTGTACCTTGTGCGGTACCTGTTCCTGAACTGTTTGTTTTGTCTTGTGCCGAAGCAACAAATATCATTGGGACTGTGCCCGGTTCTGCTGGTGTGTAGAAACTTTCGTCGATTACACTAACCTGTACTCCTGGTGAAACTAATGCCATTTTCTTTATCTCCTATTAAAGTGGTAAAACTTTATATTGTTAGTATTTATATAGATTACCTAATTCGTGCTGTATTACACGCCAAAGAAAAGGGATAGAAAAGGGCAGGTAAATAGGTATGTATGAGACCATTATGTACCAAATGTAGAGAAAGACCTTGTGCTGTAAACTATAAAAAGGCAGGCAAAACCTATTATAGAAAGCAGTGTGAAATGTGCTTGAAGTATGGCGGACCAAGTGGTCATCAACCTAAATGGTATATAGCAGGCTATAGAGTTAAGCAAAAATGCGATAAGTGTGGACACTCTAGCAAGTTCAAACAGCATTTTAATGTGTTTCATGTGGATGGAAACCTACACAACTGTAGATTTAACAATTTAAAAACTGTGTGTGCTAATTGTCAAAGATCTTTGCACCTTGAAGGAATCCGTTGGCAACAAGGCGATCTTGTACCTGATTTTTAAGTTCACCAATGGTGCCGTTATTAGTAAATTCTGCTGTGAATTCTGTATTTGCCCATGCCCACTCTGAAGGATGTACATCGTTAGGTTTTTGCCCTATATCCTGATACATTCTAAACCACACAGGAAGTTGTCCTCGTTTTACCCACCAAACTTCACCTTCGATTTCTTTAATCATGTTCGCTTCGTTTTCAAAACGCACATCAGGTATTACCCAGTTAATATTAGGATTGTCTAAAATTTTCTTTTTTGCTAAACTTACCCATACTCCATCATAGAAACCATCACGCATACATTCTGTGCCAAACACCTGTAGCACATATCTAGGAGTGATGTCTCTGCCCATTTCTTTACTCCAAAATTCATCAGACTTTTCACGCCATGCTCTACTTTCATCAGTTTTACCATCCAGCAACTGTCTATCCCATTCAAACATTTCAGCCACACTGTCCTTTAATTTGTCAGCAAAAGATAATTTTTGAAAGTTGTGTTCTTTAACTAGAAAGTCAGCAATGGTATCTTTGCCTGAACCTATCAGTCCGCATATTCCTATAATCATAATTGTAATTGTTTGGTTCCTGATCCTAATTTACCTCTGGCAAAACAGTTGAATGCTAGACTCCATCTTTCCTTGTCGACTTCTTGTGGTGGAACTGTGTGTTCTAGCCAAGATGGAAAAAGATACAAATCTCCTGTCTTAGGTTTAAATCCATAGTAATCTAGATTGTATTGGTTGTTGTTTTTATTTTTAAAAGTTGGTTTAATTGTTTCATGAAATAAATTTGTGAAAAAGTATGGTTTGTTAAAAATTATAGGAGATGATGTTTCATCACTCTCTATATAATAAACACCACTGATCATTGAATTTGGATGAGAATGCTGGTGATTTAAATCTGATTTACCGTATTTGTTTACCCAACTTGTTGTTAATTCAAATTTTTGCTCTATGTCTAAAACATCTTGTGTAAAATTATCTACAACATCTGTAATTTGCTTTCTTAATTTTTTAAGTTGTGGTTGGTCTAAAACTTTCATTCCTTTATTAATAGGCTCTTCATTTTCAGCGTCATATAAACCAACACTTTGCGGAGGGAAATTTAAATTTTTTATCCAAGATTTTTCTATAGGATCCAAAGTAGGAATATTTGTTTGATACAGAGGAACCGAAAACATCGGAATAATTTGGTGTTTCATATAGTTTATATTACTATATGTTTATTGAATTGTCAACTATGAATTAACCAATTGCGAAAGAATAGCCTTGTCCACCACCTGTTTGAGTTTTGACTTCTATCTCTAATCTTTCCATTTCTGCTATGGCTTCTTGTTTTAAAGCATCACCATTTAGTGATGTACCGCCTTGTGGACCTGCTATTGTGTTGAATTTGCTTCGTGCTTCACCCAGCATATATTTGCATTTTGCCAAAGTGTAATCTTTTAACCATTTTTTTGCCAAATAATCTTTTAGTAATTCTGAATCTGGTCTGTAATTGTAACATTCTAATAAAACTTCTTCACCTTGTCTAGGTCTTTGAAGTATTGTTAATTTTTTTGTTGTTGTGTTCCATTTGAATTCAATAAATGAACCAAACATTCTGCCTACTAATTCTTGATATTGAGCAAACATATTGTAAGTTGCTACACCACCCATGTTGGAACTTGCTAATAGGTAAGTGTTTGTGTATGCTAGGTTGAATGGCTCGAACAATGTACCACCATCTCCACCACCCGATCTTGACCCAATTGATCTTCTATAAATTTGTCTTACTTCTATTACTTCATTAGGCAAGATGTAGTCATTTTGGTCCAATACTAGTGGTAAAAACATATAACTTTCTTCAACAGAATTGTCTGATCTCTGTCTGAATCTGTCGAATGCGTCTTGAAGTGCTGTTTCGTAGTGTACTGGGTCTAATTCTACATCAACCATACCACCGCCTAGGCTGTGGTTTACATAGTCAAATACTTCTTGTTTTTGTGTGGTCAAATCGCTCATACAGTTTTCCTTATACATATTTATCGTCCGATAAATATATGTATATGCCTAGATTAAGTCTTTATAAACCAGAAAAAGGGAACGATTACACATTCTTAGACAAAACAGTGGTTGAAATGTTCACTGTGGGCGGAACCGATGTGTTTGTACACAAATACTTAGGGCCAAAAAATCCTGATGAAGCAGATGCCACAGCGGCACAGCCTAGATATGATGCTGTAAAAGAAACCAACATTCAGGATATGCTGTTCCTTGAAAATAGAGATAGAAAATACAGTCCTGATGTTTATAGCATAAGAGGAATATACAATGTGCAGGATATAGACTTTGATATGAGTCAATTTGGATTATTCTTACAAAATGATACATTGTTTATGACAATACCTATCACGTCAAGTGTAAAAACATTGGGTAGAAAAGTAATGCCGGGTGACGTGTTTGAGTTACCTCACCTTAAAGATGAATACGCACTGAATGATTTCAATGTGGCACTGAAAAGATTCTATGTGGTGGAAGATGTGAACAGAGCGGCAGAAGGTTTTTCACAAACTTGGTATCCACACTTATACAGAGTGAAACTAAAACAAATTTACGACTCGCAAGAATTCAAAGAAATACTAAACAAAGATGCTGGAGCAGGTGATGGTAAAACATTGAGAGATGTACTTTCAACGTATGAAGCCGAAATGCAAATTAACAATGCCGTTGTTGCTCAAGCAGAAGCAGATGCACCTAAATCAGGATATGATATAGCACATTTTTACACACTGCAGGTTGATGATCAAGGAAAACCTGAACTTGTTACAACCGATACAAGTAAATTAGATACATCCACACAAAATACATTGGCTGACAGAGTCAATCAGACTCCAAGTAAAACTGGTTATGATGGTTACTTGTTAGGTGACGGACTTGCACCTAATGGAGAAGTATTTGGATTCGGAATAAGTTTTCCAACTGCTTCGGACAAAGGGGATTATTTTTTACGTACTGACTTTTTACCAAATAGATTATTTAGATTTGATGGTGGACGCTGGGTAAAAATGGAAGATAACATACGTATGACACTAACTAACACTGATACAAGAAGTACACAAAAAGGTACATTTATTAACAACACTAAAACATCAACGATTGCTGGAGAATCAGTGACTGAAAGACAAAGTTTATCTAAAGCACTCAGACCAAAGGCGGATAATTAATGCAGTTTTTTTACGACGGACAGATTAGAAGATATATTACTCAAATAATTAGACTGATGAGTAATTTTTCATACAAAGATGGAGATGGTTCTTTAAGAACTATTCCTGTTATGTATGGAGATATATCAAGACAAGTATCACACATTATAAGAGATAATTCAGAAAATAAATTACCGTCTGTACCTAGAATGGGTGTGTATGTTACTGGTGTGGAAATGGATAGAACTCGTTTAGCAGATTCTAGTTTTATTAGTAAAGTTCATGTCAGAGAAAGAGCATATGATGCCAACAACAATGAATATTTGAATACACAAGGTAAAAATGTTACTGTGGAAAGATTAATGCCAACACCATACACATTAACATTGAATGCTGATATTTGGTCATCTAACACAGAACAAAAATTACAAATAATGGAACAAATAATGATGTTGTTTAATCCATCTCTTGAAATACAAACCACAGACAACTATGTTGACTGGACAAGTTTAAGTGTGGTAGAATTATCTAATATTAATTTTTCATCTAGAACTATTCCTTTAGGAACTGAAACAGAAGTTGATGTTGCCACGTTAGGTTTTACAACTCCTATATACATTTCACCTCCAACAAAAGTAAAAAAATTAGGAGTAATCACACACATTATAACAAGTATATTCAATGAACAAACTGGAAATATAGATTTAAGTCAAACTATGCCGGAACTAAAAGCATATCAAGATGGATATGAAAACAGTATTAAGTTAGACGACAAAGGAAGAGCCGTAAGAAAAGACACAGACTCAGTACAAGGCACAACTGGTATAAATGTAGACATCTATGTATTGAACAGTGTAGCACAAATTATAACTAAAGGTGTAATAGGCGGCGAAGTCTGGACAGGAAATGTTTTAACAATTCCAAATTATAAAGATGGATTAAGCAAAATATATTTGAATAGAGAAGGCATTGATGCCCAAGTGGTTGGCACAGTGGCAATAAACGAGGCTAACCCATACCAATTATTAATTGAATGGGACGAAGACACAATTCCTACAGACACAGTGATAGTTGGACCAATCACTACAAGTGGCTCTGTTGATTTTATTGTAGATCCTACAAAATTTGATCCATCCACTGTAAAACAAAATGGAAAAAGATTGTTGTTACTAAAAGGCATTGGCTCTACAGACAATGAAGATGGTGCAGATGCTTGGAAAGGTGACAGCAATATAGATTTAGTTGCTGGTGCTAATGACATCATA